GTCTGTTGCAAAAGTCTCTGAAAGGCCGGGCGAAGCTCGTCGTCCGCAACCTTAGTAGTGCGCTCAAGATTTGAGATGTAGTCAGTGATATAAGGGTTAGCAAACTCAAGCCCAAGATTCTTCACCGCTACTGTGAGCTTTGTGGCTGCCGCTTCATCTGCCACGAATGCGTTGAGGGAAGTCTTCGCAAAGCGTCCGATTGCTACTGTTCCAAGGCTTATGCCAATGCCGCGACCTAGCTTGGCAACTTGCTTCTCTAGTCTCTGAGCGGCTGTCGTGGCTTGCTTAAAGGCTGCCTTGCCTGTAAATTCTGCCGCAATATTAATCGCTACGTTACTCATGCGGCTCTCCTAATATCTACCATTTCGGTACGTTTGTTAAATTTAGCAGTGGTCGTTTCAATCGCTCTAAACACAGAAGCGTTTGCTTTACCCTGGGTCTTAGCCCAAGCTCTAAAAATCAAGCGGCCTGTGTTTTTCTTTGAGCCGTAGAGCTGGCCTAGATTAGAGATGAACTGGTTGCCCGCGTAGCGATTGACTGAGCGAGAGACTCCCTTGGAAGTACCGCCCGCGCTAGGGCCGACCCAATCCTGTCCCTGTCCATTCTTGCGTCCGGCTGTTTCGTAGATAGCTCCGGCGGCTGATTTGTTTTGAATGCGAATCGTGTTAACAAATCCTCGAGCGTTTGGCTTGCTCGGAGTTGTCTTGTAAATGATGCCGCGCTTAATCTCCGAAGCATCATAAATAGGAAATGTCCCCTTCCGAAACATTGAAGTCCCGCTTGTGATTGTGCGGCTCTGAGATGAACGCCAACCTCTCATCGGAGATTGCGAAGGGACATAGCCGCGGGCAGTGCCGACGATAGGCTTTAGTACTACGCCAAGTTCTCGAGTTAATTCCTTAGCCAAGTCCGGGGCATACTCGTTCAACGCTTTACGAAGTGCGACCGCGCCGACCACTTCTGTAGGCATTTTCCCGCTCCTTCGCTAAGTCTTTCAATACTTCCATATGCGCCTTAAAATCCATCGGTGAAAGTTCAATGATGGAGCTGAGCGGCACTCCGTACTCATAGCTTAGGCGCGCTGCTAAGTACGATATTGAGTGCCGGTCAACTACAAAGGGTCAGACTCTAAGACCTCAACTGACTTGAGTGTCTCAAGGAACCCCTCACCAAATGGCTTTACTGTCTGTCCGCTTCTACGAATAGCGTCGAACGCTAGCCAATAGACGTCGGACTGTTTTTGGTCTTCAATCATCGCTTTCATGAATCCCTTTTTGGCGTACTGTTCGAAGCTCCACTCAAGCAAAGGAGTAATCTCGTACTCTTCAACTTGTCCGTCAGCCCTTGTAACTTTTAACTTTGCCATTTTTTAGCCCTTTCGTTTGGTTACCAAGTACCGGTTGAGTCCTTGGCTGGAATTGTTTGGCATGGGAAAGTGACGCTCATCGTCTTGATGTCGCCTGTAGCTCCGTTAATAGGTTGAATCCCATTGACGAAAATCTGTCCGCTGTAAAGAATGTTTGTAGCTGACACAGCTGCTGAATCATCCTGAATTGCCTTGAAGTACGCTGTCTGTCCTACCAAGCTGTTGAGAGTCTGTAGGGTTGCAGATGTAGCTGGGTCGATGAGCAGGTCGATGGTCAATGAACCTGAATACAGGCCTGCCACTACCTTGTGAGATGAATCACCCATCGCGGTGACCTCAAGTGTGTCAAATGTGTCGTCAAACGAAAAGGAAGTAACCCAATCGCTCAAGTCGATGTTTGCTGGTGAAGATGAGCCAATCTTAAAGCCCACCTTATTATTCATGCCTACTGCCATTTATTATTCCTCATCTTTCTTTGTGGATGGCTTTGTTTTTGTCTCTTCTGTCACTTGGCCAATCTTAATCAAGAATGCCAAATCCTCATCTTTTTCTACTGACATGCTAGCTCCATTCCGTAAAAATGCTCAAAGCAATATCGCATGTGAGCAAATCGCCTGTTTGTGATTCATACACCGATGGGATACTGACTGACCCAATTCGGAATTTTAGAGATGATGCAGCAATCTTTGTCATCACTGCAACAATCATATCCTCAAGCCCTGCAAGGTTTCCCTGGTTATCCATGAGCGGCACAAATAGAGCCAAGCGAAAGTTTGCCATTGGAGCGACTGTAATCTCCTGGTTATTTGTAGGAGTGATGTAAGGGTCTGCCGGATTGATTGTGACACTGTTGGCAATTGGGGTCGCTGGAGGAAAACTAAAAATGCTGTATTTAGTGTTATCAATTAGAGCAGTCGCGATGGTTGTGCGCAGTGTGGTGATGGCTGCCATTTAGCCCACCATAGAGCGGGGGTCTAAAAATGGCGCAATGAGGCCGCGAACTCTTGCCACCAATGTGTTACTCATTGTAAAAGGATTTGGACTGTAGCCATCTACAGATGACCCTGAGCCGGTAGGGGCTTGGCGCGCTTGCCAAATTGCTTCTGAAATTAAAAGAGCAGCTGTCTGCACCGCGGGAATTGTTGCGTAATCAACGTATGTATCCGCTGCAATAGTTCCATAAGGGTTGATTGGGTGAAATGGTGTTACCGCGTTATTGTTCCCGGTAATTGCATAGGTGATTGAATTCTCGCCTAGAGCAGTAATGGTTTTATTTCCATTATGCTTCGAGCCGCTGCCGGTAATGGTTACGGATTGTCCAACATAATAAATGCGGCTTACAGATTCATTTAAAAATGATGTACCTGTGTGGGCTGTATTGCTATGCCCGATGATTGAATTCGTGTTAGTCCATAGAAAGGGCAACAACACATTGTCAGCGGCATCGCAGACTTCTTGGAGCGTAGCGTCCGGATATAAGCTTCCAACGCCTAGCGCGCTCTTAAGTTCTGCAACTGTCGTGAGTGCCATTTGTTATCCTTTCTAAAGACTGGGAGAGACACAAGGGCTCGAGTGTCCCTCCCAGCGACTTAGGGTGTGAAGGTTATGCAACCATCCACTTGTATGCGCCGGCTGCAACCTTAGTTGCAATTGCGCCGAAGCCGTTATATGACACAGAAATCTGACCTGTTGAAATGGTGTTTGATTCAAGTGTAAATGTTGGGCTTTCGTACCATGTGTAAGACTCAGGAGCAACAACAATCATTGTTCCGTCGCCTGTGCCTGATAGTGAGCGTGATACATAGAGGTTGAGTCCATGTACGTTACCGCGGACACCTGTTGGTGTTAGGTTTGCAGAAGCGTTCTGTGGGTTGATTGTCTGAACGTATAGAGGGCGGTTTGAGCCATCTACAAGTCCCATGATTGCGCCCCACTGCTCAGGAGATACAACGAGGTTTGTTGCAAATCCAAGAGTGTTTGTGTAAACAGAAACAGCTGCATCTGAAATGAAGTCAAGAAGGTTAGCCGCTGTAAGTGTGCGGTTTCCACCATCTGTTGCGCCGGCTGCTACAGCTGTTCCGACTGCTGCGTTTGTTGCCTTTGCGTATGCAAACTCCATCTGACGTACAAGCTCTGCATAAAACGCAGGGCTAGAGCGGTAAAGCAACTCTGCTGAGAAGGTTTGCTGGCCTGAGTACTTCTTGACAGAAACGCTCAAGAAGGAATCGTTAAGGTCTTGCTCAGCTGGTGCTGCGCCTTCTGCTGTTTCTGCAACAGTTGGAACTTGAGTAATCTTAGGAATTTCAAATGTCATTCCAGCGTCAGGAAGTGTGCCGCGTGAAATTGCATCAATGAAAGGGCGGTCTGCGTTTGAAAGTGGGTTAATCACTTCGGTGAGCTGACGTGTAGGAATGAGACCTGCGTTGTCAGTTGTATCTGCCGCAAAAGCGAGATACTGACGAGCTTCGTCATCGTGAAGGACAGAAGCACGAATTGAGTTTTCTAGGTACTTCTCTTTTGTTAGTTCAAAACGTGGCTTTGTGTAAGCCATCGCTGTTACAGTAGGACGAGCAGCTTCCACAGCCGCAGCTTCTACTGATGGTGCTTCAACTGTAGGTGTGTTTTCCACTTCTACTGTCTCGCTTTCTGTAGTTGGTTGGGTTTCTTCAATGACAGTTTCTTCTTTCGATTCTTCTGCCAATACTGAGGTAACAGCTGCGCTTTTAAATGCGGCAGCCTGGACGAGCGATACTTCTTTGAGCAATGCGCTTGTGACGTGAATCACGCCATCGACAATCTTGGACTTGATAACTTCTACGCCTACAGAGAGACCTGCGCGTAATTCATCAGCTGCTTCTGCCAATGCGTCTGATGCACGTTGGGTCTTGCTCAGCTTGAAGCTGGCAACCATTTCGTCCTCAGATGCTTGAATCATTTGTGACCAGCCCAAGGGCTTCTTTGCGTCATGCTCAAGAAGAAGCTTTACGCGACCGGACTCAGGAAGTTCAATTGAACCTGATTCAAAGATAACTTTGCCGGCTGAGGTATAACCAATTTCATTGTTGAATGGAACAATCTTTCCGGTGATTGTGCGGCTAGCTTCGTCTGCAACTAAGTCCGCTGAAAATGTCAATAGTTCGCTCATGAAAGCATCCCATCTCTTCCGTTTGGTGTTAGGTCTGTCATCTCCATTGCTTGCTCTGAGGTAATCAACTCAAGCGATAGAAGTTTTTCAATTACTGCCAACTCATCAAGTGGGTTATGGCGCAGGAAGGTATCCGCTACCGCGAAGCGCACAATGTTTTGACTATTTGTAATGTCATTCATGCTGAGTCGGTCTTCGATAGCGGAAATGTAAGGCTGTAGAGATAACGCAACAAATTGCTTGCGTTCATCTTGAATGTTTGAATAAGTCATTGAAGTATTTTGGTCAGCAGACAAGAGGTAGCTAGGGACGTTCATTAATCTGCTGATTTCGGTGCTGAGGTTTTGGATTGCTTCGTTGTAGAGCATGTCCTTAGGTGAGAAGCCAACTGCCTCGTACGATAAAGTTGAAGTGAGATATGCAGTTGACCTCTGTTGTCTAGCGGTGCGCCAAGCTGCAAGCAATGATTGAACTTCTGCTGGTGGAAGGTCAGCACCATTATTTTTCAAGTAGCCCGACATCATCGGAGTTGATGCACCTACACGCGCAGCATTCTGCACGTCAATCGCTGCACGAATTGTTGAACCACCGCGAGTTAAGATGCCCTCGTCAAACGCCTGGAATGTAACTAATGAACCAAGGCCATCCATCGGAACTGTAGTTCCGTCAACTGCGTAAGACTTGACGTAATTGTTTAACGCATCTAATTGAATTGAAACGCGTGAGTTTGCAATCCATTCAAAGCGAGCAGGTCGATTGTCCTCTAAATAGGTTTCGACAACGCGCCAGTATGAAACGCCAAACATGATAAGGCTGTCAACTGTCCAGGCAATTGTGACAGAGCGTGGCTGTGAATACGAAGGCTGTTCTAACCAAACAGGTTTTCCTAATTCTTCACCTGTGTTTTTCTTGTAAAGCTCCATCGGGATTGAAGCAATAGTCCCGGCAATAAGATTGCGGCAACGAGCGACAGATGGAACTGTCATAGCTTCATTGCGAGTTACAGCTGAAAGGTTGAGAGGATTAGGGACGAAGAATCTATCGCCTAGAACCTGAGGAGCGGCTTGCGCTTCAATCTTGCGTGAAAAGAGACCCATAGGTTGCAATTATACAGCACACATGCGTCATTCGGTGTATATGGCGGCAGTCTGTTGCGGTTGCATAAGTTTTGACACAATCATTGCAATGCTGATGGGTGCGCTAATGTCGCCGGCTGATTTGCGCTTGATGATTCTCCACGCTGAATCCGAAACTTTTGCTGCTACGTTTTCAAATTGCTCAATCAAAGCTCTCTGACCATTGTGAACCATTCTTTGATTGACTACAGCGTCCAGGAGGTCGCCACAAGCTCTGTAGAACTGTTGACCGCTGCAATCTTCAACAATTTGTCCGGCATTGGCCAACCTGTCGGCAATAGATTGGGTGGCGTACTTGTCAAACATAATCTGACGCGGGCGGTACAAATCGCACCAACCTTTTATTTCAGCTGCAACCTTGAGGTCATCAATAGCCACTTGAGACTCCCATGATTGCAAGATACCTACGCCAATGCGCCCATCCGGAAGAATTTGCGCGGCG